ATGAAAGTTAAATTGAGAAGAATTGAGTTGGGCATTCAGCAACAAGAGTTAGCAAAAAAACTAGGTATTGGAAGAGGAACTTTATTAAAAATCGAAAAAGGTAACTATGATAATGTAAAAATTGGTTTAGCTAAAAATATAGCTAAAGTTTTAGATATGAGTGTTGAAGAACTTTTTCTCAAAGAATAGTATAAGAAAATTTTAAAGATAAAAAGCACATGGAAGTTAATTTATAAGGGGGAATATGCATGTCAAAAGATATAGTATTTACAGTAGGCGAAACTTCAAAGATATTAAAAAGCAATACAAATACAGTGTATAAACTAATAAGAGAAGGAAAATTACATGCTTTAAAGCTAGGAAGATATAAAATTCCATATTTTGAAATTGAGAGATTTTTAAAAGAAAATTTAGACCAAGATTTATCTCAATTCGTATGTTAAAGATGTTAATTGTTGTTTAGTGATATGGAGGTGGGGAGGTGGGATACACAATAATAAATAATCAATTATTAGAGGATGAAAGATTAAACATACAAGAGCAGAGCTTATTAATAACGCTGATAAGTTATTATAATAAAGAAAAAGGTTATGCTTATCCAAGTTATAAACAATTAATGAAGAGAAGTAAAATCAAGAGTAAAACTACATTTATCAATACGTTAAATAGTTTAATAAATAATAAATATATAAATAGACAAACCGTAAAAGGAAAAGGATGTAGGTATTATATTAATGGAGTTATACAAAGTACAGACATAGACCGAGTACAGATATATACCAAGTCTAAAAATGTACCAACACCAAGTACAGATATAAACCAACACCAGGTACAAATATGTACTACAACAAATACTAATACAAATACTAATACAAATACTATATATAGTTCTTTAGGTGGTGAATTGCAAATCAATAAAACTGAACAATATACAGAATCTAGTGAAGGTGTTAAAGATATATTTAAATATTGGAATGAAAAGAAAATAATTAAGCATAAAAAATTAACTCAAATAATTATTAAGGCAGTAGAAAAGAGTTTAAAAATATATTTATTACAAGATATAAAACAAGCTATAGATATATATAGCGAGATACTTAATAGTGATTTTTATTTCAATTACAAATGGAGCTTAAGCGATTTTTTAACAAGAAAAAATGGTATAAGCACATTTATGGAAGAAGGAACTAACAAGATCAATTATGATGTTTGGAAGAAAGGAGCAAATAAGAATGGATATACCTCAGGGATTACCTTCAAAGATAGAGGGCGTTTTACGGAGGGTACAGAAGAAATTAACTACAAACCACCAGCCAAAAGAGATACTCCAAACTTCACAGAAGAAGATTACGAAAAATTTGGAATCATATAAATGTCCTATATGTGATGATACTGGTTGGATTTACAATAATGAAAAAAAACTATATGTAAAGTGTAACTGTGTAGATAAACAAAAAGCACTTGATTTATTAATTAAAACTGGACTAACTAAGGAACAATTAAAGACATCATTTAAAAATTTTATTGCATGGAATAAAGAAGTTAAGGAGATGAAGGAAATAGCGACAAGTTATTACTTGTCATTTGAAAAGATAAAAGATACTGATAACAATTCAATAGCATTATTGGGTGAGAGTGGTAGTGGAAAAACTCATTTAATATCAGCATTAATAAATAACTTTGTAACAAATAAAAATATTGACATAGCCTATATATCTTACATAGATACTTTAATAGAATTAAAACAAAATGTATTAAATTCAGATGTATATCAAAGTAAGCTAAATAGATATAAAAAGGCTAAGATATTAGTTATTGATGATTTATTTAAAGGTGGATATACGGATTCTGATGTAAGGATAATTCTAGAAATAATAAATTATAGGTATAGTAGTAATCTACCATTTATGATTAGTAGTGAATTATTTATAAATGATTTAATTAAGATTGATAAGGCTCTGGGAGGAAGAATAGCAGAGCGAACTAGGGAATATATTTATGAAATCAAGGGTACTAAAAATAATTATAGATTAAGTAAAAAAATTTAATGCAAAAGAATTGATAGTGGTAACATTTATATATACAATAAAAATACGGCACTAGGGGGAAATAAATGAAACAAAAGATTATAAAATTAATAGAAGAATGTAATGATGGAGTAAAATTGGATTTGATTTTATATTTTATAGAAAAACTATTTAAAAAATAAAAGACAGGGGTAAGGAGAATTGAAAAATGAATCAAGAAATTAAACAAGAGATAGTTAAGTTAATACAAAACATAGATGATATAAGAGTATTACAGATATTAAAAGCAATGTTAAAAAATATTAAATGTAATAGGGAAAGAGATTAAATGATACTGTATATTAATTTGAATTAAAAGTAAATACTGAAAGGATGAATAAATTTGGAATTAAATAAGAGTAAAGAAGAATGGTTTGAGTTAATTCATAAGGAGAAGATAATTGACAGATTAAATGCTGGAGAGAAGTTTAGTGCTATAAATATTGATTTAGGATTTGAAGCTAATTCTGATGCTTTAAGAAAGGCAATTAAAAGATTAGGATATAAAAAAGATAAACAACAAGGATTATATTATTTAGAACACCAAGAAGGAATAATTGAGTTTATGAATTCGGTTGATATAGAAGCAACAGTTGAAGAAATATCTATGAAAAGATATTATAGATGTACAATAGATCCTTATAGTTTTTGGGAGGGAGAATTAAAAGAATGTTTAATAGATAAAGAAGTTTATGAAGAATTTGATGAAGTATCACAACAGTATGGATGTGATATACCAGAAGATTTAATTCATATGATACTTTTAGAGTGGCTTAATAAAAACAAGCCTATGAATAAAACAAGAGAACATTTAATTAGATATATGAAAGAAAGTGGATTTTTTTCAACAGAGGAAATGTACTTTATATTAAGAAAAGAAAAAGAAGGGTATGACTTAAAAAGCCTAGTTTATAGAGGTGAAGATGATAATATATTAGAACTTAAAGGAGAAGAATTACAGTTGTATAGAAAGCGTGAGTAATGATAGAATGAAGCAAATTATTGTTACAAATGTTATTAAAAAGACTATATTGAACATATATAAGTAAAGCTAGGTAGGGTTATATGAACACATAAAATGTTCATATAACCCTTTTATTTTTTTGAAATGAAAAGTCCGGAAATTTTTGCCGGAAAAATCCCCAATCACTAAAAAAAAGAGTGTATATTAAAAAAAAGAAAGTTACATTGAGATTTGAAGGGATGAATAAAATTGAAATTAAACAAGGATAAAAAAGAATGGTTTAAATATAAATTTGATGGTTTAGGAAAGTGTGATTAGAGTATGGGCATATTTAAAAAAATTTTTAAAAATAATAAAAGTCCAGCACATACTGAACGAGCTGAAATAATGAATGGTAGCCCAGCGGTATTTACACCGTTTAGTGGGAACGCCTATGAAAGTGATGTGTATAGAGCAGCCGTTGACGCAATAGCCAGGAATGCTGTAAAACTTAAACCAGTTCATGTTATAACAGACCAGGGACAAAGAAAGAATGGCGACAGCCAATTAAATAGACTATTACAAGTAAGACCTAACCCGTATATGACAGCTTATGATATGATTTATAAACTTGTAACCCATTATTATTTATATAATAATGCATTTGCATATTTACAAAAGGATATAAAAGGGAATTTGATAGGAATGTATCCATTAAGACCTCAATATATGGAATTTTTAACAGATGCGACAGGAAGTTTATATTGTAAATTTTTATTTGCAGCAGGTAAACAGTTTATAATTCCATTTTCAGATGTTTTTATTGCAAGAAGGTTTTATAACTCAAATGATTTATTAGGAGATTCAAATTCAGCTATTATAACAACTTTAGATTTAGCACATACCCAAAATGAAGGTATGACAAATTCAATAAAAGCAAGTGCAACTATAAGGGGAATTTTAAAATATAGTCAAGTTTTAAGTCCTGAGAAGTTAAAAGAGGAAAAGGAAGCATTTATAAAAGATTATTTAACTGTAAGTAATACTGGTGGAATTGCAGCAGTTGATAGTAAAGCGGAATATATACCATTAGAACTTAAACCAGTTGCAATAGATGAAAAACAATTACAATCAGTAAAACAAAAAATATATGAGTACCTGGGAATATCGGAAAATATTGTAAAAAGTTCTTATAATGAAGATGAATGGGCTGCATTTTATGAGAGTGTAATTGAACCTTTATCTGTTCAGTTTTCATTAGAATTAACAGAAAAGATATTTACAAAACGAGAACAAAGTTTTGGTAATTCAATATTATTAGAAGCCAATAGGCTACAATTTGCAAGTAATACAACAAAAACAAATATATTAAAAGAATTAATGCCATTAGGTTTATTTACTATAAATCAAGCATTAGAAATATTAAATCTTCCAGCCGTTGAAGATGGTGACAGAAGGTTACAAACTTTAAATGTTGTTAATGCAAAAATAGCAGACCAATATCAGTTGAATGGCAAAGGAGTAAAAGAAAATGAAGGAGATTAGGACAGTCAATTTAAAACCTACAGAACCGGCAGGGGAAAAGGGGTTAATACTGGAAGGAGTGCCAATAGTATTTGACACACCAACCAAAATAAATGATGTGTTTGGGTCATATACCGAGATAATAAGGTCGGGTGCTTTAGATGGAGCAGATTTATCAGATATAAGGTTATTGTATAACCATGATACAAGTAAGATTCCATTAGCACGTACACCAAAAACTATGAGGTTTAATTTAGAACCGGCAGGGCTAAAAATGACCGCAGATTTACCCGAAACAGAGGAAGGAAAAGGCGTTTATACGGCAGTAAAACGTGGGGATTTATCCGGTATGAGTTTTGCTTTTAAAGTACCACCGGGAGGAGATACATTTGATGCAAAAACAAATACCAGGACAATAACAAAAATTGAAAAGGTATATGAATTTAGCATTACACCATTTCCAGCTTATCCGCAAACTTCAATTGAAGCAAGAACAGCCATACAAGGTACATGGGATAAGCAAAGGGAGATAAGAAATTTAAAAATAAAAGTAAATCAGATATTAAAAAGGAGTGTATAGTATATGAAATTTAAAACAGTATCAGAAGCATTTAATTTTTATAGAAATTCAAATATAGCAGACATTGAAAAAAGAGCCGCAGAAATAGGAAGTTTAATTGATACAGATGCAAATGCAGATATTCAAAGCTTGAATATAGAACTTGAAGGATTAAGACAAGCAAAGGTAAATATTGAAGAAAGAACACAGATTCCGAATAACGGAAATGGATTAAATCCAATAACAGGCATGAACTTTAATAATAATTCAAATGAAGTTCCACAAGGAGATATATTTGAAAGTAAAGAGTATAGAAGTGCATTTTTTAAAACTATGTTAGGTCAAAAACTAACAGATATTGAAAATAAGACATTTACAAGAGCAATGGAAAAGATGGATATAGAGAGAAGAACAGACGCATTTAATACCACAACAGATAGTGCGGCGGTATTACCTACAGCAACTTTAAATGAGGTTATAAAAAAAGCCCGTACAATGGGGGGATTAATTTCACATTGTAGAAACTTCAATATACCAACCAATATAAGCATACCAATAGGAAAACCAAACAGTAAAGCACAATGGCATGAAGAAGGTAAAGCAGTAGAGAGTGAAAAAGCAACAACAACTAATATAAAGTTTGCAGGATATGAAATAATTAAAATATTCTCAATGAGTGCAGCCGCAAAAAAAATGACTATTTCAGCATTTGAAGCCTATATAATTGATGAACTTACTAATTGTGTAATGGAATGTATTTCAGATGCACTTATAAATGGAACAGGTGAAAAACAAGGAACTGGAATATTACCAGGTATCACATGGGATTCAACAAATAGTTTTACATTTAAAAAGAATGGAACACCGGAATATAAAGATTTTACTAAAATGTTAGGAATGTTAAAAAGAGGATATGCAGCAGGAGCAAAATTTGCAATGAACAATTCAACATTATATAACAACGTGTACGGTGTTGTAGATGCACAAGGTAGACCAATATTTATAATAGACCCTAAAAATGAGGATATAGGTTATATATTAGGTAAACCAGTTATAATTGATGATAACATAAAAGATGATGTTATATTATTAGGTAATTTCAATTATATGGGGTATAACATACCACAAGGGATTGTAATTGAAACATCAAGGGAAAGTAGTTTCAAAAGTGGATTAATAGACTATAGAGCAATGGCAATAGCAGATACAAAACCACTTATTAAAGAAGCATTTATAAAAATGTCAAAAGGAGAATAACAATTAGGAGGATTAAATAATGAATTATAGAAAAATTGTTGAGGGACAAATTGAAGAATTATTAAGAAGACAAGAAAGTGTAAAAGATAAACCACTTAAAGTTGATAGTTGTCTTAAAATAGCAAAGACAATTAGTGAATTAGCAGCATTAGCAAATACGTTGCCAAGCTATAAGGAAGATTAATAAAACTAAACTAATGGGGTAACGTTATGTTACCTCATTAGTTTTATAAAGAGGTGTATTTAATGATTATGACTATAGAAGAAGCAAGAGAAATATTAAGAATAGATGGAGAATACAATGACATAATAATAAATCCTTTATTAGAAGCAATACCAACATATTTACAGACTACAACAGGTAAAAGATGGGACACTAAACCAGTAAATCCATTAGCTAAAACAGTAGCCGGATTTATACTACAATTATGGTATAACCCACAAGGAACAGATACAGAAAGATTAAAAAGAACAATTGATAGTTTATTAGGAGTATTAACAACAATGGGGAGGGAAAAAAATGATTAATGAAAACTTAAAAAATAAAATGGTAAAGTATGAGGAGTTAAAAAACAAGATAACTACAAAATACAAAGAGAGCATTCAAAACATAGATAAGATAATGAAAGTTATAGAAAATAATCAATGTGTTAATGATAGAGATTCATTTGAAACAATTGTATTTAAAAAATATTTAGAATTGGAAAGTGTTAAAAAAGTTGCAGATTATATTAATGAATTAGGCTATAGGATAAAAACACATAGTTATATTGGTGAAAGAAAGTATACAAGTAATGATATATCAGCAATAATTGCAAGTGATGTAAAGGTTGAAACAAAGTTAAAAGATACAGTTAAAGACCTTTTTAGCCAACACAGTATAGCAATGTATAGAAGATATTGTTAGGCAGGTGAGAATTAATGATTGAACCCATTAAGGATAAAGAAACAGTAAGAGAAATAATTAAATACTTAAAAAAGCATAATGAAAGAAATGCCATAATGTTTGGATTAGGTGTATTTTGTGGTTTAAGAATATCAGATATATTAAACTTAAAAGTTAAAGATGTAAGAAGAAAATGGAATTTAAAAATTATACAGCAAAAGACAGGTAACCGCATTGAGATAGTATTAAATAGAGAATTAAAGAAAATGATTGATAGTTACACCGAAGATATGAAAGAAACTGATTATTTGATTAAGAGTAGAACAGGAAAGAATAAACCTATTTCCAGGACACAAGCATATCGAATAATGAAAGATATAGAGCAGGAGTTTGAGTTGGACAAGATGGGTTGTCATAGTACCAGGAAAACATTTGCTTATAGGCTTTACATAGATAATAAAAAGGATATTGGATTGGTACAGAAAGCATTAGGACATCAATCAAGTGCAACAACATTGACATATATAGGAGTAGACAGAGAACGAGTAAATGAAGCAGTAAAAAGAATAAGATATTAAAATATAGGTGTTGTTTTAAATATGATGATACATTGATATTTAAGAGATAGGTTAAAGCCTTGAAAATGGCTAAGTTTAAAAGATGGTTTAAAAGTTACAATGTCATAGTGATGATACATTCAAAAGGTATAAAAATAGATTAATTATATAGGATTTTAAAATACAAGTGTATATTAAACATTATTTTTTAACATAAAAAAATAGGAGGTATTATGGCAAAAGAATATGCAGTAAGTTTTTATAAGAGTAAAGAATGGATCAAGTGCCGAAATAGTTTTATGAAAAGTAAGAATTATATATGTGAAAGATGTGGAGGACTTGCATATATAGTTCACCATAAAAAACATATAACACCATCAAATATAAATAATCTAAATATAACATTGAGTTGGGACAATCTACAAGCATTATGCCTTGATTGCCACAACGCAGTACATGGACATGGAGAAGCATATATTGAGGGCGTGAGTTTTAATAGTAACGGAGATTTAATTTATACCCCCCAGGAGAAGCAAAAATAACAAAAGCCCAAAGACCGACGCCATACATTTCAAAACCCCTCTATGATTTTCACATATTAAGGGAGGGCAAAACATAAAAAAAGTAGGTGAATTTATGAAAAGTACAGAGATTTCAACAAATATGAAAAGATTAAAGAAAAGCATTAAAAAAGTATCAAAAGAAAAGCAACCAGTAGTGCAAAGCTTATTTGATGAAGTTTGCTTCATGGAAAGTACATTAATAAAATTAAAAAAGCAAATAGAGAATGAAGGAGCAACGGCAATGTTTAAGCAGGGTAAACAAGAATTTTTAAGAGAACACCCTGCACTTAAAGGATATAATACAATGGTTCAAAGATATAGCCTTATATATAAACAAATAACAGATTTATTGCCTGAGGAAGAACAAAAAGAAGAATCGGACCCTTTGATTGAATTTATAAAGGGGGCTTAATACATGAATTATATAATTCAATACTGGGAAGGTATTAAAAACGGTAAATATATTGTATCTAAAAGAGTGTATAAACAATATGAAAAGCTTGTAAATGATATAAACAAACCTGGCAAGTATATCTTTGATGAAGCAAAAGCAAATAGACCCATTGAATTTATAGAAAAGTTTTGTAAACATAGTAAAGGAGAATGGGCAGGAAAACCAGTAAAATTAGAGTTATTCCAAAAAGCTTATATATCAGCCCTATTTGGATTTATAGATAAAGAAACAGGGTTAAGGCGTTATAAAGAAAGTATGTTTTATGTAGCCAGGAAAAACGGTAAAACAACAATGTTAAGTGGTATTGCTGCATATATGATGATTGCAGATGGCGAAGGTGGTTCGGAAGTATTTTCCGTAGCAAGTAAAAAAGACCAAGCAAGATTATTATTTGATGAAACTCATAATATGGTTAAACAAAGTCCTATACTATCAAAACATACTAAGAAACGTAAAACTGATTTATATTTTCCTGGCACTATGAGCAGATTTCAGCCATTAGGTAAAAATAGTGATACTTTAGATGGTTTAAATTCTCATTGTGTTATTATGGATGAATTACATAGTATCAAAGACCGCAATTTATACGAAGTAATGAAACAATCCATGTCAGCAAGGCGACAACCCCTAATGATTATGATAACAACAGCTGGAACAGTTAGAGAGTGTATATTTGATGATATATATGAATATGCGTGTAACGTTGTTGATGGTACTTTTATTGATAATACTTTTTTACCTATACTTTATGAATTAGATAAAAAGGAAGAATGGACAGACCCTCAAACATGGACAAAAGCGAATCCAGGATTAGGAGTTATAAAAAAAATTGATGATTTGAAAGTTAAAGTTGAAAGAGCCAAAAATAATCCTAAGGATATAAGCGGGGTATTAACAAAAGATTTTAATATAAGAGATACAATTTCATCAGCATGGCTTACATTTGATGATTTAAACAATACTGAAACATTTGATATAAATGACTTTAAAAATTGTTATGCCATTGGTGGAGCAGATTTATCTATTACAACCGACTTGACGTGTGCAACATTATTATTAATGGATAAAGATACTCATAAGAGATATATACATCAAATGTACTGGTTACCACATGATAACTTTGAAAAAAGAGTATATCAAGATAAAATACCGTATGATATATGGTATAAACGTGGTTTATTAAGGCTATGTAATGGTAACAGTATTAATTATTCAGATGTTACAGCATGGTTTAATGAAATGTTAAACGATTATGGTATTACACCTCTATGGATTTATTATGATAGCTATTCAGCTAAATATTGGGTTGAGGAAATGGAGCAATACGGTTTTAAAATGGTTAGATGTATTCAAGGAGCAAAAACATTAAGTCTACCTATGCAGATGATGGGAGCAGACCTCCAGGCAAAAAAAAATTAATTATAATAATAATCCAATACTTAAATGGTGTTTAACCAATACTGGAATACAAACAGACCGTAATGGTAATATAGTACCTATTAAAAATCAAGCAGCAAAACAACGTATTGACGGAACGGCTTCAATGCTTGATGCTTATACTGGACTATTTGAACACCATGACGAATTTATAAGGGCATTATAAGTTTATTTTAGAAGTGGAGGTATCGCCATTTTTGGCTATACCATTATACAATATAATATCAACAAGCGACGAATTTCGTATTTAGATTAGGAGGTGGAATATATGGATTTTACAAAAACAACATCACGTACTCATATAAAAGATAAAAAAATCACTATAATGACATATACTGATACAAAGGATGAATGTGGATTTACTATTCAAGAATTTATCCCATTACCAAGTGGAGAAAATATTTGGGCTTATTATAGGCACACAAAAGCAAGTGAATTTTATGCAGCAGCCACATTAAATACAAAGATAGAATGTGTATTTGAAATAAATTGGCGAGATGATATTAATACAGCAATGAGAATTAAATATAAAGATGAATTATATGAAATATCTCAGATTGATGATTATGAAGGATATAAGGGTACTTTACGAATATATGCATATAAGATTAATTAAGGAGAGATTAAAATGAATATAAACAAATTAGATGAACTATTGCAAGAATCATTAAAAAACTTTTCACTTGAAGCACATTCCCATGTTGCTAATAAAAACCCAGAAGAACCTTTAAATGAATATGATTATGATGAATTAGCAAGACAAACATTTTATGTAATGGATGACTTTAGAAAGAGTATAGTTCAATACTTAAAAGATATAAATAAATAGATCTAACATTTATAATTAAGTATTTTTGTAAGTAATTACAATAATAGATTTTAGTAGCAACGTATAAAATACTACTGATTTGCTACCAATGAATACATTAATAAAATAATTTAATAAAATATAATTAGAGCTATTTTAATAATTAAGTTTCTTTTAAATGTTTTAAAATGAAGGGTTAAAAAAGAGAATATAATTTATAAAACGTTGATATAATTTATACTTGTTTTAAACGCCACATGTGGAAACTGTGGTGCGTCTAAGCAAGTAATAATATAATAAAGCAATAAACCTTTGGTTTTTATAAAAAAGAATTGCTTCAATTAAAATACAGATTTGATTTTATGGCTCACAGGCTATGCCTGTGAGCTTTTTGCATATCCCAAATGCAAGAGAAAAAGGTTGAACTCATTGATTTTCAAGGATTTAAAGGAATATGAAAGAAGAAATGAAAGATAAAAAGAAGGAATAGTTGAAAAATGCTTGAGAAAAAAGCAAGTGTTTTGTAATTGTACATCTGAAAAATAAATGGAAGCATCCGAGAATCTATAATAGATTTTCGGATTTTTATCTTTTTCATTTCAATTTTTATATTTTGTCAATTCTTTTTTTAATATAGTAAGTGTCTAAAAAAATATTTTAATGTAGTATAATATATTATTAAGAGAGTTAGGTGATTTTTATGGGAAATTTAGATTGGGGAATGATAGGGGCAATAGCTACTATAGGTAGTGTATTAGTGACAATTATTATAGCTATCATACAAGGTAGAAAACCTAAGAATCAACAGGAGAGTAGTAAACAAAATAATCAAGTTATAAAAGGTTTATTTATATCTAAAAATGAAATAAATCAGAATAATAAGTAAGGGTTGATATTTTATGAAAATGATGCAAAGTATAAAGGGATTTTTTATAAAAGGAAATACTATAATACAACAATTATATAAGAATGAAAAGATTATAGATGAATACATGGGAAAAGTTTTTGAAGAAATAGATGAATTATTTGAAAAGCAAGAGTATGAAATAATAGAAGAAAAGATTAATGATATATATAGAAAAAAGCAAGATAGGTTAAATGATAAATTAGAAATAGGACTTCTGAAATATAACTGTTTATTAGCTTTGGTAAGAAATCAAAACAAAAAATTAGATAAATTAGTATCAGAATTACGTCAATATGGGGAAAATACAGAAGAATTTGTAATGGTAAAGTTTAATATTGCTATATTCAATAAGGATAATAATTTGTTTAATAAATTAAAACTCAATTGGGAAAAAGACGGTACATCAAAAGAAATTATAAATAATAATGAAATTAAGTTTTTATACTTAACGAAGCAATATGAAGTTTTAATAAACAAATTTAATGATGAAGAATATTTAACTAATCTAGAATTTAGAATATATGTTGTAAAAGCATTATCAGGGATTAATAAATTTGAAGAGGCTAAAAAAATACTGGAAAAGATAAAAGAAGATGATGATGAAAGCAGACTTGAATATGTTATGTGTTTGATAAAACCAATATTGATAAAACCAAGGTATCTAGCAGAGTCAACAAATGAAGAAAAATTAATTTTTAACGAATGTTTAAAAATTATGAAAAGGATAGAAATTACAAGATTAAATAAAAGTCAGTTAAAGTTATTCAATTACTATAAACTTCAAATACTTTTATTTAATAATAAAAAGTTGGCGTTATATGAAATTGATAATATTTCAGAGCAGTTTTACAATGATATAGAATTCTTGGTATTAAAAATAAATATTTATAATATTAATTGTAAATATGAAAAAGCAAATGAAATATGTGATTTGTTATTAGAAAGATTAGTAGATGAAGAAGATATTATTTCATGTATTGAAAGTATAGTTAATATAAAGTTACTTATAAAAAAGTGGGATGATATTATTGAAATATATAATAAGTATATAAAAAATATAAGTGAAAACCAATTTGTTTTTTATGCATATGGTATTTCACTGATAGAGCTATATGGAGAAGAACATTCATCAAAAATAATAGAAAAAGAGTGTAAAACTAAAGGAGTATTAATAAGTTTAGTATTTGCAATGAGTAATATAAAAATACCAGATAAGTGTGAAATGTATTTAAGTGAAGCAGTAAATTTTGTAGAAAAACATGACTTGATTTTACTGGATATAATAAAAGTATATGAAAAAATTGGAAAATATCAAAGTGTTATAGATATACTTGAAGAGAACTATGAATATGACATAAGATTTTTTAAAAAATATATTTCCATAGTTATAAATAAAAATATTGATAATAAATATAGAAATGTTTTAGAAGTATATAGAAATAATTATAGTAGTCAATATAATGAGTATGTTGACACCAATGTGTATTTAATATGCGTGAAAAATAAAAACTACAGATATGCTTATTATATTGCAAGTAAATTATTTGAATATAAAGGTAATTCTTATTGGAGAAATGAATATGTAAGAATGAAATTAGTGAATAAAGAATTTAGTAACTTAAAACAACTTGCAGAGGAATTGAATAGTGAAAGTGACCCAGAAATTTTAATAACAGCAGGAGAAGCATTTTTAAAGCTGGGAGAAATTGATAGAGCTGAGGATTTAGTTTATAAGATTGCATATAATTTAGAAAATATAGATATAAGTTGTGCTATAAGAATAACTAATTTATTATTAGAAAGTTCTAAAACTAAAGGAACTGAGCTAAATAGTTTTGATGAACAAAGCAAAAAAGTTGAATTAAATGATATAGTTATTTTGGAAGATAACCTTGGGGGAAGGCTTAGAGTATGTTTGAATAAAGAAATTTGTTACAGAAGTAATACATTCAAGTTTGGATGTTTACATATAGATGAAAAATGTGACTTATGGATAGATTTATTAGGCAGTAACGTAAATGATACAATTGAGTATAAATCAGAAGAATATAGGATAATAGAAATAGTTAATAAAATTAATTACATAGGAAGAATATGTTTTGAAAAGAGAGTAACTGACAATATAGAAAATATTGAAACAATAAAAATAGGTTCAGATGATGATTTAGCTGACTTGAAGAAGAAGCTTAAAGAAAGAAATGACGCAATGCAAAGATATGTTGATTTATATATAAATAAAACTAATAATACTGGGTTGCCTATACCTATCAATATAATATCTCATGAGATATTAAAACTTGAGGAGGTTATAGAATACCTATTAGTGAATAATGATACAAGATTTATTACAGGAATACCTTATATATTTAATAAAGGTGACAACATTGTACTAACAGTATTAACAGTGATATTTTTACATAAATACGAGTTATTAGATGACTTTATTAAGTATTATAATGTATATATTCCAAGTAGTATGATTAGTATATTTGAAGATATAATTAACGATTTAATAATGAATTTTGATAAGCATGAATCCTATCTATATTATATAGAAGATAACATAATTTTTGATAAAAAAGATGAAAGTTATAAGAAGATAAGAATTAAAAAATATAAGAAAATATTAGAATGTTTAAAACAAGGCACTATTATTTCTATGAATTTTTCTGAAAGTATACTCCTTGATATACCAGAAGAATTTTTATTTACACCAGATATAGAAGCATTAGAAATTGCAAAAAAAGAAAATATGATAGTATTTGTTGAAGATAAATTTTTATATTCGATATGCTCTCAGTTGTACAATATTTCAGTAACAAATACAGGAGGATTTATAAACGCTATATTATTTAATGATTTTAAACGGTTTTGGAGTATAGTAGAAAAGCTTATAAAAGGAAAATATGAATACTTTTTTGATTATAAAACGCTAGCATTATTTATATTAAACTATAGATTGGAATCAAAGAAGAGCATAAAAAATTTTAATAATATAATAAGTTTTATTTTAGAAAATGATTTAGAATGTTTTTATAGAGAAAATCTCAAGAATGTATGCAAACAAGTATTTTATTTAAAACTTTATCCAGTTATGAAAGATAAAGTTGATATAATAATGAATAAAGTTAATAAATTAGATAATATATAGTTGGTATGGTTGTTATGAAAATTATATTCGAATAGTAGTTAAATGATAAATAATTTGAAAAGTTTGTATAAAAATGGGATATATTATAAGAAGTATAACATATGAACAGTTTTATGAAGAGAATAAAGATTATACTACAGATATATGTAGAGAGTGTCATTCTAAGTTAGAGTTAGTATTTAAAAAGTATGAAATAGAAATTGATAGTACAACTTTAATTATAGAAGATTTTTCACAGTTAGAATGTCAAACTTGTGGAAAAAATTTTTATCAGATCATTCTAAGATTATAG